GAAAACACCGTCAATCGTCATGAGGTCAGTCGGCGTTGCGTCAGGCATTTCTGACGTCGTAATTGCCACAGAAACCCCCGTCCGACGATACGACGAAGATCGGGGCTATGTCATTAACGAAGTCTTGCTGATGGATGGTGTGGTTCTCCGCGCCAATCAATCACAGATTCCGATCGTCGACTCACACGATGATAGGAGCGTGCGAAACATCTTCGGTTCGATCCGTCAGATGCAAGTCATTGACGGAGAGCTTCACGGAGTTCCGTCGTTCGCCAGTGACGCAGAGTCACAAGTCATCCGCACGCGAATGGACGAAGGGCACATCACAGATTTTTCAATTACCGCCGTTCCAATGGAATCGCTCTTTGTGCCACACGGGCAAAGCTACACGACAAAACGCGGAGCGGTGATCGATGGTCCGGCAGTCATCCATGTGCGATGGCAGCCACACAACGCTTCGATTTGTGCCACAGGCGCAGACGAGCACTCAACTGTCCGCAGGTCCTATACAGACCTCGAAAGAAAGGTAACACGAATGGACGAGGCACTATTGGGATCGCTTGCAGCAATGGGGCTCCCTGACGGCATGACAGACCCGAACCAGATTTTGGCATGGGTCGTTGGCAAACTCGGCACCTCCGCAGTGGCGGAACCATCAGAACCAGTTGAAAACATGGACGGCATGACGGACGACGAAAAGCCACCAGAAGAAAAGCCCCAAGAAGAAAAGAAAGTTGAAAACATGGACGGCGCGACTGATCCAGAAGAAGACAAAAAGAAAGTCGAAGAAGCGATCGGCCGCGCGTTGCGAACTGACGCCAAGCGACGCAAGGAAATTCAGGCTCTTTGCACTGTCCACAAAATCGAGCGATCAGTTGCCGACAGTCTCTGTGACGACGGCGTTGACCTCAACACCGCAAGAACAAGGATCTTGGAACGCATGGCCAACAAACCTGCCGGTCAGTCAACCGAACGCGTGAACGTCGCAGAATCAGCCGACGACAAGCTGTTCGCAGCCGCTCGCGATGGGCTCATTATGCGAACGCTGCGAGCCAGCGGAATGCGGAATCAGACGCTGGCAAATCCAGCCGCAGGCCACCAGGACTTCACCAACATGAAGCTGGGCCGCGTTGCCGAAATGTACGCGGAAAAGATGGGCTGTGACGTTCGGCGCATGGCCGCAAAAGACATCGCACTGGTTGCAATGGGCCATCCGGGCTCGATGAATCGTTTCCGAATTCAGCGTGATGCGTACCACACGACTGGAAGCTTCTCCAATCTGTTGCTCGATGCGGCAAACAAGACGCTGCTGGCAGGATATGAAGAAGCCCCGTTCACCTGGGGAATGTGGGCACGTGACGCCGGAACGACTGCGGACTTTAAGAACATTAACCGCATTCGGTTCAGCGAAATGGGTACTCCTGAAATGGTGCCAGAAGGCAAGGAGTACAAAGACGCGGGAATGTCCGACACGAAGGAAACGTACAAGATCAACAAGTACGGCAACATGTTCACCGTGACATGGGAAACCGTTGTCAACGATGATCTTGATGCCATCAGCCGCATTCCTGCAATGCAGGGGGCAGCGTGTCGACGCCTGCAGAATCAGGCCGTCTACAGCGTGCTAACTGCAAACGCAGCAATGGCTGACACTGGGGCACTGTTCAACGCAACTGCCCAGACCACAGCGGGCGGTCACGCGAACTATGCGTCCGGTGCTGGTGCTCCTTCGGTGACGACGCTGAACACCGCTTTCATTTCCATGATGACCAAGAAGGGTATTCGGTCGGATGTGATCCTAAACATCCAGCCTGCCTTCCTGATCGTGCCTGCTGCAATCTCGGCAACCGCTCTGCAGTTGCTTGGATCTATCGCAGATCCTTCTGTTGGTGGCTCTGCTGCTGGTAACAGCAACACGAAGAACATCTACGGACCAAACGGCGATCGACCATTGAAAGTCATCGTCGAGCCACTGTTGGACGCTAACAGTTCAACAGCTTGGTACTTGGCAGCCAGCAACAGCCAGGTCGATACTGTCGAAATCACCTTCCTCGAAGGTGAGCAGTCTCCAGTTCTTGAAAACGAATGGGACTTCGACAAGGACGTCTACAAGTACAAGGTGCGCCAGACATTCGGAGTTGCTCCAATCGACTTCCGTGGTCTGTACAAACACAACGGGGCGTGATCGCCTGACTGATGAAACACGGCGGGCCATGTGGTCCGCCGTTCTTTGAGCATTTCCAACGGTAGCGGAATGCGATGATCCGTTTTGAAAGGTAATTCAGATGGCAGGTATTCAGGACTTTCAAGAGTACGTTGACGACTTCTTCGGAGCGTCAGCAACGCTTCCCGTTTCAGCAGATCCAGCGACCCCGTGGCTTGTCGTTGACACTTCTTCAGCAGGTGCCCCAACCTACGTTCGCAACGCATCCAACGCAGTGCTGACTCTGGCCGCAACATCAGAAGTTGAAAACGTCTGCCTTGCTCACGGCGATGCCCTCAGCTTCGATATCGACGATCTGCTTTGTGCAGAGTTTCGCGTCAAGGTGACCGGCTGCACTACCGGAACCACAATCAGTTGGGGCATGGCATCGGCTCGAAATGATACCCCTGCTTCAATGACTGCTCTAGCATTGTTCACGATGACCGGTGCCACGTCTACAACAGACGTCACGGTTGAAACTGACGACAACGTGACAGACACAGCCCCAGTCTCGTCTGCGACGGCACTGGCCACCGTGTTTAAGCGGTTCGTGATTGACTTCAGCAACAAGTCTGACATTAAATTCTACATTGATGGCAATCGGGTTGCTAGGTCGACTGCGTTCACGATGGCTGGATACACGAGCGGACTTCAGCCGTTCATTCAGATCCAGAAGGCCGCAAATACGAACGTCGACGCAGTCACTGTTGACTACGTCAAGATTACGGCCAAACGAGCATGAGTTTGGCAGATCGGATCGTAACTGATGCGGCTGGCGTGTTTCTCAACAGCGATCACTTCGCTGAAACAGTCACGTACCATCCGCATCGGTTCGGGACACCAGCGACGGCCAGAACTATCAAGGCCGTCGTGATACGCAATCAGGTGTCAACATTCGCTCCAGATGAGCAGATCGTGCCAGAGTTCGAAGTCCGAGTTGCCAACAATTCCACAACCGGAATCAGCAGCGAAGAACTCAACACTGGCGGCGATCAAATCAAGCTGGCCGTGAGGATCGGAGAAACGCCGACGAAGCGATCAGTGCAGTTACTGTCTGAACATGACTCTGGAATGCTGGTTTTGATATGTCGGTAACATTTCAAACGCCTGTCGTCTCGCGAATCTCGGATGAGATCTTTGCGCGGCTACAAGCGTTGGTGTCCGGCAGTGCTGGAGCGTATTCGTTCGTGGATGTCGTCAGGCCGACAAAGCTGGCGACATACACGCCACAGCATGGATTGATTGTTTTGACTCGTGGCGAAGTCTCCAGAGTGACGGAACTTGATTGCCCTGGGAATCCTCCGGCAGTTGCGTTTCAGCAGACGTTTTCAATTCGCGTGCACATCGCTCCAAGCGAAAAGGACACGACGCCGGTTGAGGTGTATGAGGATGTCATGGAAGCGGAGATTCATAAAGCCATCGTGAACGACTCGGCAACATGGCACACCTTTGGAGATCTCGCAATCAATGCGGATCTCGGAGCACAGCAGACAGTTGTTTCAGACGGAAGTTATGACGGAATCGCGGTTCCGCTGACGGTCACGTTCCGCATCACAGAAGGCGACCCATACACGGTGCGAGCATGATCGGAATCGAAGTCGACGCAAAGCAACTGAAGCGGCTCAGAGAGGCCGTGGGAAAGGCTCGCAAAAGTCTTCCTCGGGAACTTGCGGCGGCGGTTAATTCAGTCTCAAAGAAAACGCGATTGAGCATCGGTCGAGAAATCCGGAAGACAGTCAATCTGAAAAAGGACCAGGCAGAAAAGCCGATCAAGATCACGCAAACAGCGACGGCAGAAACACCGACCGCAAAGGTTTCACTGGCCAAAGAAGTTCGATTGGGATTGCAGCACTTCGGAGCACGTCACGACAACCGGGGCGTGTCTTACAAGATTCAAAAGCAAGGCGGACGGAAACGAATCAACGGAGCTTTCATGGGTCCACGGCCGGGAACTCTGGCTCCAAAACTCAATGGCGGAGTGTTTAAGCGAGTCGGGAAGTCTCGCCACCCGATCATAAAACTGCGAGGCGTTTCGCCCTATGGGGCATACGCCAAAAACGACCTGTCAGAAGCGGAAGTCAAAACGATCAACGCGAATCTGAACAAGGAAATGGAACGACGAATCAACCTCAATATTCTGCGAGCCAACGGGCTCGTGAAGAAATAGGAATACACAATGCCATTGCTACGCCGTCGAGCCGTTTTCGCTGCCAAGGTCGAAACCACCATCGGAACCGCTGAGTCACTCACCGGTGCTGAAGGTGCGTTCAACGCTCGTGACTTCACGATTCAGCCGAACGTCCCAATCACTCGGCGAGAGGGTCAAGGCGGATTCAATTACCTACCTGGCATCGCAGAAGGAATGCAGGGCACTTGCACGGTCACGATGGACATGGCGTATGACGGAACGACTGTTCCGACATGGGCCAGCGTGCTGCTGCCAGCGTGCGGATGGGTTGCAACCGC